GGGGACTCTTCGACACTCATCGCCATGTCGTTTTCGAGGTTAATCACGAAGCCCTTACGCATCAGCAGCCAACTGGCCTCGGCAGAGCCTCCCACCAATTTGAGGATGTCATCCAGCAGGTTATAGACACGTTGCAGCCGTGGCATCCCATAGACGTCATTTTCGAGCAGCCCCTCGGCCACATGGATCACACGGCTAGCATGGACGCGGCGCTCAATGTCGTTGCCGTCAGGGGAAGCCATCATCAGCTTGTAGATTCTGGGCAGGCCAAAGCGCGGGCTTTGCGGGTCGTTCTCATATTCAGCCACTTCGACCGATTGTTCGCCGTAAGGCCGTAGGTAGAGAATCTGGTCAAGGCTGGCCACGCGCGTGACCTCGCTTTCCAAATCGCCGCCATCGGCCACACCGATTAAGAGGATACTAAAGCGCCCGATGCCGCACAGGATGTCAGCGCGCTGGCAGTAGTGATAGACGCGTATTCGTTCGGCGAAGTCACTCCAGGCATTGGCAAAGGCGGTATCGTCGAGCGCATCCTTATCACGGCCATCTTTGATGGTAGGCGTATCACGCCAGGTCTCATCAGGCGGGAATTCGACAATGCGCCCGCCCAAGGGGTCACGCTCGAATTTGATGAGATACTCATTGATGCCAAGCTGCCTGGGGTAGCCGAGTACATCAAAATAATCACGGGCGCCGTTGTGCGATGTGCCATAGCCGCCCAAAGCTAGACGGTCGCTGAGGACTGAGCGGGCGTTGGCAGCTAGATTCGGTTTGGCAATACCGCCAATGGGCTTGCCCTCTTTGTTAGCAACTAAGATGATGTCCGGCATCTATGTTCTCCTTCTTCCCCAAACAACGGATTCTCTTTTCATTCCGTCCAAATACATTACGGCGTAGCGGAGCGCATCGCAGCCGTGATCATTCAACTTGAGCGGTTCTTCTTTGTCAGGCCGTCCGTCCGGCGTTGTCTGCCAAATGTAGCCGGGTAGCTCCTGCTCCGTGCAGGTCGGCTTGTGCGCCTCGCTAAGTGAACCGTCCCGTTCTACCAACGCGCCGCGTAGCAGGAATAAGCGCGGCTTGTCATCATGCCCACGCGCTAGCCGTGCCTGCACCAACTGGATGCCCCTAGAAACGTCTTTGACGGCTGCCACGCTAGATATACCGCATTGCCTGAGTGTAGCCCGATCTTCGGCGTCATGGTCGCAGATAGTGGCCTCATAGGATTCGCCTTGCGACAATAGATTGATTTTGGCGGCGTGGTCAGTTACGGTGCGTTTGGTGTAGTAGATTTCCCGGTAACGGTAGGCGCGCCCGTCCGGGTCGATGGCAACCCAGATACATACAAATGGATTGATATATCCAAAATCTATCACGCGCAGTTTGCGCCAGTTCTGCCAGCCGTCCGGCATACGGTCAATCATGTGCAAGGCATCGCTCCAGGTATCATAGACAACACCCTCTGCCTGTACCCACATGCCCTCCCGTAGCCGCATCCCCAAGACGCCCGTAATGCTGTCCAACGTTTGTAGATACTCAGGCGGTAGATAGGGATTATCATGTGCGGACGAGTAGTGTAAGCTCGCCTCGCCGCCGTCTATGAGCCTGGTCTTAATCCAGTGCTGCGGCGAATCAGGATTGGTCGTGAGCAGGATTTGCCGCCACGATGCCGCCTTGCCGCGTAGACGCCCCAATAGCTCGTTGTAATCATCCTCGCTCAGGGCGTTGGCTTCTTCGCCCCAAATGAAATCGGCGCTGCCGTCGCCGTTGATACTACGCAAGGCTTGACGCTGCCCCTCGTCTTTCATGCCGGCGATAAAGATGCGGCTGCCATTGTCGTAGTGAAACATGAGGTCAGACGAGCTATAGCGCACGCGTGGATCGTCGCCGATGGCTGTGCGGATGGCATAGACCACCGACTTGCTGGCAAACTCACGCGCTTTACGGAGGGCGATGCCGACGGCGCCAGGGTATTTCAGCATGAAACCATGTATTTTTTGGGCAGCAGCCGCGCTTTTGCCTCCGCCGGCGCTGCCACCGTAGACGCAGACTTGCCTCTTATCCCGCCATGCTACGATTTGCCAGGGAAGCGGGTCATAGACTGCTGTCGTCTTTACTTTCGTCCCAATCATCTGGCGTGACCGTTCTATAGCCTTTGACAATTTCCACGGAACCACTGTGCTGCACGTTATCAGTGAACAGCTTATGATGCTTGCCGATTTGCACGAGCGCCGTTTGGGCGTCATGCAGTTCCAAGCTCAAGACCGTTTCGTCGATTTGCGTGTCCTTGGTCGTGCGAATGGTGCGCCGCTGCGTCACCCTGCGGATCAGATGGGTTTTGCCTTCGGCTTTGTCCATGTCCAGCGCAATATCGCCGTTGTCGGCGACCGCCAAGAAATCTTTGTAATCCGCTCTGGCGTGTTCGGCAAGGCGTGTCAGCACTTCATTGGCGGACATGGCGCGCTCATCTACGCGGCGCTGAACTTCTTCGGAAATGCTAGCATTTGCTAACAATCTGGCCGCGCTTGCTCTGGCAGCATCCCGACTCGACTTTGGATAGATAGCCTGATAGGCGTCGGTTGCATTCCAGCATCGCAAATATTCCTCGATAAATGCGCTTTGTTTGGCCGATAAAGCCATAACTGCCAGCTTCCCAACTTATATTTTGCTTATAACGACGGTTCCACCAGCCAGCTGCACGCAAAGGTCTTAGCCGGCGTCGGGTTGCTGGCATACGTGGCCACAAACTGCACCTGGTACCTGCCCGTCTCAGCCACGTCAGCGGCCGCCAAATCCCAGCGAAAGACGCCGCCAATTGCATCCGTCACCGTCAGGCTGCCGGCGATGGGTACGGTCGTATTGCCGGCCTGGATGAAGCCGGTGAGCGTGGCGTTGGTGAGGTCAACGGGCGTGGTCGTACCGGTTTCCATCCAGCTTATGAGCAGGGATGGCCGAAGAGCGCCCTGGATGGCATTGGGTAGGCTCATGCGCGCCTCCACCCCATTGCTTTCGCTGTGCGGTCTAAATTCTTGTAGAACAGCCATCGCCGCAAGCCAAACCATTCGCCCCACGCAAAGCGCCACAAATACCAAAGCGCCAACCTGCGAAAGTCCTCGGCAGGGATTTGCATCATATTGCGATAAGTCGTGTCATCGCTATAGTGCGTAGCAATCGTTAGGTCAAAGGCGTCATTGGTAAAATAGATTTGATACCACAGATGTCCCGACCCCATGCCATACCCGCGCGTAGGATACTGTGGACTGCATGACCAATTGTTTGGTGGGCCACCCAGGCCCTTGTCGTAGCGATCCTCAGTTATCCAGCGGATTAGCTTCTCAATTCGTTGTCGCAGGCTCATGGCGCTATCCGTTCGCGTCAGAAATCGTGAAGGCCGAAATTGTGAACGACTGACCGACAGAAAAAGAAGTGCTGTCTAAAATCATGTCTGCCGCCGATGTGCCACAACTCCCCTGAAGATGGCAAACACCGGAAACTTTTATCCTAAAGTGTCCGGCCGTCCCCGTCCCATCAGCGGATGTATCCTGCCACGTCCCGCTCTTCGCCTTGCTACCACCTGACGCCGCCGCCATCCAGTCGGAGGGCAAAGGAATCGAAGCTAATAAAGTCCCGGAATCGGCCGCGGCGCAATTGGCAGGCTGCGCACCTGAGCGGATTTCCAAAGTGGGCGATGCCCCGATTGTCACCTCGATGGCGTCTAATCGAGCGTTGCGAACCGTGTCGCTTAGCTGAACTGCCATTTATACCCCCTCTACCTTTCCTATATTCGTTGCCCCATAAACGTTTCCATGCGCCGCCGCTCCCACCACCTCGCCGCCACTTGCCGCCCCATAGACAAACCCATACGCCAGCTCAATCACCGGCGCACTTTCCGAGGCGACCAGGGTCAGCGCGCCCAGTTGGATCGTCGCCGCCCCGACAATGACCAGTACGCCCAAGCTGGTTAGCGTCACAGGCCCCAAGGTGATAGCGGCTGTGGCGGTAATGCCTAGCTGCTCGCCTGCGCCCGTGGCAGCCAGCGTCAGCGCCCCCAGCGTCGTCGTTAGCTGCCCTGATAGCGCCAACGTACCCGTAGCGGCTAACGTCAGCGTAGCAAGCGTGCTAGAGGCTGTAGCGGCAATGGCAAGGTTGCCCGTAGCGGCCAGCGTCAACTCGCCGAGTGCAATGGCGGCTGTACCGCTAATCCCTCCTACCGCTGCGGCCTTGGCAATCTCGCCAAAGGGCCGCTGCTGCGTGATAAAACTATCAAAGTCGCCCGTACTGCCCGTCTTGGGCGCAAGCGTAACGGACGGCTGCTGCTGCGCCAGGAACGTGTCAAAGCTACCGGCCATACGTCGCTACGCTCCTGGCTGCGGACTGCGGACTGCGGACTGCGAGCCAGAGCAGAACGAGTGTGCGGTTTCAGTCGAGTTGTAGTATAATTTAGGTCTCATCATCACACTTGGCATAGGAGAATCTCATGAGCTACAAAGACTATAACGACCTCGACATTTGGCAAGACGGTATCCGTTTTGTCACCGCTATTTATCAAGCCACCAAGCAGTTTCCACCTGACGAACGTTTTGGTCTCACCAGTCAAATCCAACGCGCCGCCGTATCCCCTTGACTGCGGACGGCGGACAAGGGACTGCGAGCCGGAAGTTCTCTGCGTCCGCAGTCCGCAGTGCTAAGTCCGCAGTCACTTGGATACGCAACTCCTCATCGCTCAACAACTCGGCTATATCTCCACCGAACAAATGAAAGACTTGCGCGGACAAGTAGAATCGCTTCGCCGGCGTACGCGTGCTTTCCTTGCTACTATTGAGAAAGCGCGGGCTTGATTTCTGGCTCGCAGTCCGCAGTCCGCAGTCCACAGTCCGCAGTCAAGGGAAGAACAGGCAAAGCCGCAGCGTAAAACGCCGGCAGTTAAGATGGAACAATTGCATATGCCCCTGGAACTGGAACCGGCTTAGGCCGGTTTTTCTTTAGTCGCCGCTATAAACGTAAACAAGCATCCCCACGACCGTAATCCAAACTAGGGCGAGGCATAGCCACCGGCTAGATGCCTCCTGCCGCGCCTGCATCTCGGCAAAGAAAAGCGCCAAGCTGCAAACGAGCAGGAACAAAACGATACGCCCGTCGAACGACGGCATGGCTTACCAGACGCCCAGCAACTTGGCAATGCCAATGATCAACAGGATGACGACCACGGCCAAAGTAGTGACGAGTCGTGTGGCGTCTAGGCGCATTACCAGACCCGCCTCTATGCCAGGAGGCGAAAGGAGAGCAGCCAGATGACGAGCAACGGCACGGCCCAGATTCGCAAAATGCGCCCCAACCAAAACAGGATCAGCACAATGGCAACGGCGCGCGCTACCCAGTTCCACGGCTGCGGTAGGCCGTTCGACAGATAGTAGATGGCAGCGCAGGCGACGATAATGGCAATGACATAGATGATTAGTTCGGGCATGATGCCTCCTATCCAGTCCTTGTATCAAACGGATCGCCCGTGATTGTGATGCTGCTGCGAACCCATCTGTGCATTTGGCAATCACAACTAGCAGTCAGGACGGTGTAAATACGCCCACAACCAGGACACTGCCAAGTCGCCATACCAGGCGCAACGGGCGCGGGAACCCCCTGGGTGGGCAATCCGCGCCAGTTGGGGTCAACGGTGTTTCCTGATGAAAGTACATGTGAATCAGGCATTTGTAGATGTCCTTCGCAAGTTCGCACCTCGTCTTTGACAAAAACCTTGGCGTGTAGCCCACCACGCGCCCAAATGTCGTTAAATTCGGCGTTGCCGCTTGGCGTAATCTGCCAGCCAGGGAGGCCGGAACTCCAACGGAGGTAGCTGCCCATCTTGACATTGTTCGTTGCCTCTCGACTCACAAACAGGCCGCTAACGGCTGCGGCAACTGCCTGAAACAATGTCCGTCGATGCATGTGATTTCCCTCTCTCCACTCCTCTATTCATTTGACTTGTGTATACAAATCGTGTATACTTACGTCATGATTTACGATGACTTCTTCGAATGGCACCCAGAGGGTTCCCGCCCCAAAGACTTAAGCAATCAAGAGGATCACGGCTATAGCTTCGAGGAAGCCAGGTTGATTTGGGATGGCCCTACCTACACATTTCAAGACCGGCGTGTATATCCGAAGTTTCCGCCGCCCGCTGCGCCAGTCGGGCTTGCGGCGGGCGAGAATAACGAGATTCGTCACATTGCGATTGGCTTTTTCAATCCCCGCACAATTTTATTCGTTGTCTATACCTGGCGCGGCCAGCGTAAGCACCTTATTTCAGCCAGAGAGGCAGAACCCGATGAAATCACAAAACTTGTCAAGCGAACCAATTCCCGTCGAAGATGATGGCGGTTTTTCCGACCCATACAACATTCCCGACGACTTTTGGGAGAATGGCGTTTGGGAATATCCAGAAGGCAAAGAACACATTTCGATCCGTGTTGAACACTTTGTCCTTGATTACTTCAAACGTTCAGGGCCAGGCTACCAAGCGCGTATCAATGCCCTCCTGCGCTCCTATGTCCTCCATCAAATGCTCAAGGAAGCAGAGGAAAAAGGCCGTCAAGAAGCACTTACCGCCCCGGCCCAGCAATAGGCTCCTGCGTGCCGCCCAGCGCCCAGAAAACCGCTTGCGGGTCAGCGCGTCCGTTGCTATTGCCAAACGTACCTTGCGCGTAACTATGCTCTGTTCCCGCACGTGTTTCGATATGCACGTGTGGGCCGCTTGACAGGCCGCTGTTGCCACTGTAGGCAATCACCTGCCCCTGCTTGACCTCCGTTCCCACCTGCACCAGACACCTGTCCAGATGCGCCGTCACAATATGCTGCCGCACGGCGGGAACGTACAGCCGGCAATAGAGTCCATAGCCCTGCGGGTCATCGTCCACCCACTTGATAATGCCGTCGCCAGAAGCGCGCACCTCAGTGCCAATGGGCACGCCAATGTCAACGCCATTGTGATAGGGGATGCCTAGCGCCTGTTGGTAAAAGTCGGGATTCTCGCCCCAGCGTTGCGTGACCGGCCCTACCACAGGCCAAATTAGCCGTTCGGCCTGTGGTAGCACTGGAGGAGGAAGAGTTGGTGGTGAAGGCTCTATAACGCCCTCGGATATAGTCCATTCCCAATCAATGAGCGTACTTGTGTGGATCGACGGATTGCCGAGCTTGCCCATGCCGATGCCCATCGCCAAATCGGACGGCGGGCCATCATCCACCATGATGGCAAACTCGTTGAGGCTGCTAGACATCGGAAAGTCATAGTTATAGGTAGCGGTAGGCTGGTCACGCTTGCTGACCACGTTGGCGCTGCCACTGGGCCACGTCACCTTTAGAGGCACATCCGGCACTTCGCTGCCATCGATTAGGATCGAGCCAAGGATATGATGATCCGGCCCCACAGCGTCGGCTTCGACTTCATCCAGCCAACGCGCCGCCTTGATGCGCCAATAGCCGCTGCCGGCCGGCGCCTTGACAAAGGCAAAGGTCACGCCGCGGGCATAGAGGCGCGGGTCGATGCTGCGTGGATCCAGGTCGGGTTCCGGCTCTGGTGTGGGGCGTGGTGGCTCAGGCGTGGGGCGTGGCGGTTCTGGCGTGGGTGGTGTGGGCAACGGCCCAATGTCAGCGAGCGGTGAGCGATAGCCGTGGGCGACGGCAGCGCGGAAATCGTCCTGCACACCGTTCTTGTTGTAAATCTGGTACTTATCGCCGCGCCAGCGGTAGAGCGCCAATGAGCAAATCTTTTGCGTGCCGGGTGTCTCGTTGTGGTCGTTGACCGACTGGTACGCGTTCTGTACCCAACCCGTATTGGCATCCACCCAAGCATTGTCGCCCTGGTCAGTTTCGGTAACATGAATGGGCCGCGTGGCAAACTCTGGCGGGATGGCCTGGATCGTCTGGTAGATGACGGGAAAATGCCAATACCAGCCGTCTTTCTTTTCGGTAGACCAGATTAGGTCGGGGTCGGCGCCATGAGAATATCCATGCACGGCGAGGCCATCACATTCGATGACGCCGGCCAACATGCGCTTGTAATAGGCCAGCCAATCCATGCCGCTGGTGATGTCCCAGGGCGCAATGGCGGCCGTCAGCACCTCCACGTCAGGCCGCTCATTGGTGATGGCACGAAAGCACAGGTTGAAGCAGTCCGCATAATCTTCCGGCGAAATGGGGACGCCGCCTGGCCGCTCCTGTCTT